AAATGGTATTACTTCCTCTATTCCTTCATCTAGTTCATATTGGAAGCGTGATAATATGTTCTCCCTTCGTTATTGTAACTGGAACAAGGACATGTTTATGGGCATCCTTCCTAACTCTCAGTTCGGAGATGTCGCTGTAGTGAATCTAGGTGATTCTGGTTCTGGAACAGTTCCTGTTGGATTCCTTTCTGATACGGATGTATTTACCCAGGCGTTCAATGCTGCCTCTATGTCTACTGTTTCGGATACATCTCCTATGGGTATTTCTGGCTCTACCCCTGTTTCTGCTCGTCAAGTTATGGTTGCTAGGATTAATAATGCTGATGTTGCTTCCTTTTCCATTCTTGCTCTTCGTCAAGCTGAAGCTCTTCAGAAATGGAAAGAGATCACTCAGTCTGTAGATACCAATTATCGTGATCAGATTAAGGCTCATTTCGGTATTAATACCCCTGCCTCTATGTCTCATATGGCTCAGTATATTGGCGGCGTTGCCCGTAATCTTGATATTTCCGAAGTTGTAAATAATAATCTTTATGAAGATGGCTCTGAGGCCGTTATTTATGGCAAAGGTGTTGGTACTGGTTCTGGTAAGATGCGTTATCATACTGGTTCTCAGTATTGTATTATCATGTGTATTTACCATGCTGTGCCTCTTTTGGATTATGCAATTTCAGGTCAAGATCCTCAATTGCTTTGTACTTCTGTAGAGGATCTTCCTATTCCTGAATTTGACAATATTGGTATGGAGGCTGTTCCGGCTACTACTCTCTTTAATTCTGCTCGTTTCAATGGTACGTCTGTCAAAGATTTCGTTGGTTACAATCCTCGTTATTGGCCTTGGAAATCTAAGATCGATCGTGTTCATGGTTCGTTTACCACTACTCTCAAAGATTGGGTTGCTCCTATTGATGATAATTATTTGTATAAATGGTTCAGTCCTAAAAACGGTAAGTCTGCTTCTATTTCTTGGCCGTTTTTTAAGGTAAATCCCAATACCTTGGATTCTATTTTTGCTGTTGCTGCTGATTCTATTTGGGAAACTGATCAGCTTCTAGTTAATTGTGATGTTTCATGTAAGGTTGTTCGTCCTCTTTCTCAGGATGGCATGCCTTATTAATATTATTCATTATGGAAAAACAAAGTTCGAATAAGGTTTGTTTTGGCCTTGGTTTTCGTAAGATAGATCCTTCTATTTCTGCTGTAGGATTTAATCCTTCTCTTCGTGAAAAGGAAATAGCTGTTGAAATTGATCCTGTTTCTAAGTTTTGTATTGAAACGACTGGTGAAGGTGAAGATAAATGTTTTCGTTATCGTTCCGATATTTCTATGCTGCTTCATGCTAAGGATACTGCTAATAAGATTGGTATTGAAGGATTACGTTATCTTTCTGAATCTCGTAGGACAAAAACGTCTGCTATTCAATCTCAATTGGATCAGATGGATAATCAGCTTCTTTTGGATACCGTTAAGTCTCGACACTTACAGTCTCCTGCTGAGATTCTTGCTTGGTCCGAAAGTTTAACTCAGGTAGCTCATGAACTTGAAACTCGTGTTGCTGCCGAAGCTCGTAAGAAATATGATGAGGAAATTGCTGCCGCTGCTGCTGCTAGTAGTAGTTCTTCTGCTGGATCATCTGATTCGGCTGAATGATAATTTTTTGATTTTGTCTGGTCTAGACCCTTTAAGTGTTGTTGGTCTTGGTCTTGGTGCTGTTTCAGGTATTGGTAATATTTTTTCTTCTGCTCATTCTAATTCTCAGAATATGAAGATTAATAGGATGAATAATGAGTTTAACGCTCGTGAAGCTGAAAAGGCTCGTCAATATCAGACTGAAATGTGGAATAAGACTAATGAGTGGAATTCTCCTAAGAACGTTCGTAAGCGTTTAGAAGAAGCTGGATATAATCCTTATTTAGGATTGGATTCTTCTAATGTTGGTACAGCTCAGAGTGTTGGTTCTTCTTCTGCTTCCGCTGCTCCTCCTATTCAGAACAGTCCTGTTCAGTTTGATGGTTTTCAGAATGCTCTTTCGACTGCTATTCAGATGAGTAATCTTACAAAGGTATCTGATGCGGAAGTTCATAATCTTCAAGGTCAAAAAGGTTTAGCTGATGCTAAGGCTGCTGATACTCTTTCTAATATTGATTGGTATAAGTTTACTCCTGAGTATCGTAATTGGTTACAGACCACTGGTATGGCTCGTGCTCAGTTGTCTTTTAATACTGATAAGCAGAATCTTGAGAATATGCAATGGCTTAATAAGATTCAGCGCGCCCAACGTACTGATATTCTTTTATCTAATCAGGCTAAAGGCATTATTAATAAGTATTTGGATTCTTCTCAATCCTTACAGTTAAAGATGATGGCTAATCAGTCTTTTCAAGCTTTTGCTTCTGGTCGTTTGTCTCTTCAGCAATGTAAAACTGAAGTTACTAAACAGCTTATGAATATGGCTGAAACTGAAGGTAAGAAAATCTCTAATAAGGTTGCTTCTGAAACCGCTGATCAAATGATTGGTGCTCTTCAATGGCAATATTCTTCTGATGAGATGTATTCTCGTGGTTATGCTGGTTATGCTCGTGAAGCAGGAAAATCTCGTGGAAAAGGTGATGTTGCTAAAGGTCAGCTTGATGAGTATAATTATAGTTCTCGTTATTGGAATACTGGTGTTGAATCTATTGGTCGTATTGGTAATGGCATTGGTCTTCCTTTAATGCTTAGTCGTGGTCTTCGTGGTCCTAAGACTATTAAAGGCTTTCGTTGATTAAATTGTTTTGTTTCTCTTAAAAAAATGCGAGTGTTGTCTCCCGGTCGGAAGATGATACTCGTTTTTTTTATCTATTTCTCTTATATAGCGCGAGCGACAAATACAGGGTTCTAGGGCGTTGCCCTAGAGCGTTAGCACCTTGATATCGCCAAAGGCGCAGTCGCTTTAGCGACCACTCTTGTCCTTAATCTCTTCTTAAGGTAGCCGCCCTTCTGTCCTTCCCTACCTTTCCTTCCCTGTAAAATTAAAATAAAACCTGCTGCATAGAATAGACCGTTCGTTACGGTCCAGACGTTATTGTGAAACAATAACTATATTTTTGTAAATTCTTCTGATTTCCTGGCTGTAAATTTTAAATAATATTTAACTTTCTTGTTAATTTTTGTTGGCGAAGCCTATTTCATTTTTCCCGAAGGGTAATTACTTTATCTTAGTAATTACTCTCTATCCTTGTCATATATACGAAAAATGACACACCCCCCCCTAATACACCACTTTATTCATAATAATAGTTAATGAATTTGCTTATTACAATTATTCTTTGTTAGTTTTGCATGTTAAAAAAAAAAGGTTATGAAAATTACAGCTACTCAGTGGATTGAAATCGTTAAACTGATTGCCACATTCGTTATCGGTGTTATTACCACATTGTTTGTTCATTCTTGCACACTTTCCTTGAGTGTTTCTAAGAATAATACCAATTCTTCTCAAAAAACCGAGCAGACATCTACTTCATCTGTGGATTCTACTCATATTAATATTAATCCCAAGTACTAATTTAAATTTTATTGTTATGGAAAAGCAAGTATTGAAGAAAGAAGAAAAAACTTTTGTGAATGGTTTTATTGTTTCAGTTCAGTTGCCCGGTGTTCCACCGAAACAGTCATTTGTAGATACCTCTAGTTCTCTGGCAGAGACTGTCGCCTCTATTCTTGACTCTACTCCTCATGCTATCATTTTGATTCAAGCTTCTGTAAATCTTTGATAGTATGATACCTAAGGAAGAATTATTAACGAAGTATCTTTTTACTGAGTGTCTTCGTCCTCAGAGAATTGTAAATCCTTATTCTCATGATGTGATATTCGCTCCGTGTGGGCATTGTAAGTCATGTATTATGAATAAGTCGAATTTCGCTACGGCTTATGCTATGAATATGGCTACTCATTTTGAGTATTGTTATTTCGTTACCCTTACATATAAGAACATATTTCTTCCTTACTTGTCGGTCGAGGTTGTTCGGAGATCTGGTAATCGTTATCTCTTTGATGAAAACTTTGAGACGATGGTCCCTACCTCCGACCCTCGACTTTTAACTCCTGAATATTATCATGATCGTGATCTTTCTCTTGATCCTGCTCAGAATGAAGTTGAACAAGTTTTTGATATAGGTTTTCAGTCTATTCCTCGTAATGTTTCTGTAAAATCAAAAGGATCATTTCGCTTTCGTTCCTTTGATGACGAACCTCTGAAATTCTGTATTCCTATGAAACTTACCGAACTTCAGGATATTTTAATTAAGGCTAATGGTCGTTATGATTATGGTAAGCAAAGGGTAGTTTACCCTCCTCTTGCTGATTGTAAGTTACAGATACCTGTTCTTCAATCTCGTGATATTGAATTGTTTTTTAAACGTTTACGAAGAAATTTAGACTCTCATGGATTCACTTCCTCGAAAATATGTTACTACGTTGTATCAGAATACGGACCTCAAACCTACCGTCCGCATTGGCATTGTTTATTATTCTTTGACTCGGAAGAGATCACCCAAACACTTGAAGAAGATATATCTAAGGCTTGGTCCTACGGTCGTATCGATTACTCTCTCTCCCGTGGAGCGGCTGCTTCCTATGTTGCGTCATACGTTAATAGTGCTGCTTGTCTACCATTCCTTTATGTTGGACAAAAAGAAATCCGCCCTCGATCCTTCCATTCCAAGGGATTTGGCTCGAATAAAGTCTTTCCTAAATCGTCCGACATTTCAGAAATTTCAAAGATATCCGATCTCTTCTTTGATGGCGTTAACATCGATTCTAATGGCAAGGTTGTCAACATCCGGCCTATACGGCAGAGTGAGCTTGCGGTATTCCCCCGATTCTCTAATGATTTTTTCACAGATAGTGATACTTGTTGCAAGTTATTTCAGTCTATCATTGAAACGCCCGAACGCCTCGTTTCGCGCGGCTATCTTGGAATAGACACTCCTAGCTTTGGTTCTGATGGTTTTAGATTATCTGATCTCGTACGTGCTTATTCTGAATACTATGAGCGGAATTTTACCGACTTTTCATTCAGCCTTCGTTTCCTTAGAGGTTATCGAACTCGTGATTATGCTGATGAACTGATATTCCGTGAGGCACGTCTTTTTGATGGTTATGTATGTAATAAGGATATGATCTTTGGTAGGTTATATCGCTTGTTTGCTAAGGTACTTCGTTGTTTTAAGTTTTGGAACTTGAAACAATATACTGACTCTTGGTCTTTAAAGGCTGCTATTAAGAAAATTTGGTCCTATGGATGGGAATATTGGAAAAAGAAAGAATATCGTTTCTTGACTACTTATTTTGAGTACCTTGAAGGATGTAATGATGATGAGCGTCTTTTCCTCTTGGTTCGTACGTCTGGTTCCGGTCTCGCTACTGATTCTCCCCATTCTTGGACTTATACTCAGCGTGAAGATTATGTAAATTGTCTTCCTGATGATCTTTATAAGCGTTATATGAAAACTCTTAAATGGTTGACCGCCCGCACGGAGAAGGTCCTGAAGGATAAGGTTAAACATAAAGAGTTTAATGATATTCAAGGTGTTTTATTATTTTCTGATTAACTAATTTAATTTATGGCACATTTTACCGGTTTGAAAGAACTTCAAAATCATCCTCACAAGGCTGGTTTTGATATTGGTAGTAAAAATGTTTTTACTGCTAAGGTAGGTGAATTGCTTCCTGTTTATTGGGACATGGCAATTCCCGGTTGTGATTATGATATCGATTTGGCTTATTTTACTCGAACCCGTCCTGTTCAGTCTGCTGCTTATACCCGTATTCGTGAGTATTTTGATTTTTATGCGGTTCCTTGTGATCTTCTTTGGAAGTCGTTTGATTCTGCTGTGATTCAAATGAGTCAAGTTGCTCCTGTCCAATCTAAGACTCTTCTTGATCCTCTCACTGTTGGAACTGATATTCCTTGGTGTAATCTTAGTGATCTTTCTTGGTCTTGTTATTTTTCTGGCGGAAATGTGGCATTAGGCTCTCTTGTTTCTAACCCTCCTTCTGGTTTTGGTAATATTTTTGGCTATAATCGTGGTGATACGACGTTTAAGCTTTTGTCTTATTTGAATTACGGAAATATAGTTAGTCCTTCTACTTCTAATGTTGGTAGCAATTCTAATCGTTGGTGGAATACGTCTTTTTCAATTGCTGGTGTTCACAACTATTCTCAGAAGTATTTGAATAATAATGCTGTTTCTTTATTCCCTCTTTTGGCTTATCAGAAGATATACCAAGATTTCTTCCGTTGGTCTCAATGGGAAAATGCTGATCCTACTTCTTATAATGTAGATTATTATACCGGCGATGGTAATTTGTTTGGTAGAAATGGTATTACTTCCTCTATTCCTTCATCTAGTTCATATTGGAAGCGTGATAAT